GCAATCTAAGTAGCATATATCCTCCAGCCCGCGCTGTCCCAGGAGCATCCAGGCACACCCAAAACAAAGTCCAATATAATCAATAAGTTATATATTATGCAAGTTATTGATATATATACCTTATTTATTTTAAGGGGCCCTATGTACATTAATTAGCCTATTTAGTATAATGGTTATATTAGATTAACAAACGGAGAGATATATGAAACCAGCAATGACAATAGGTTCAGATTTAGAATGGGAAATCCAAGCATACGGTATGACAAAAGCACAGTTAAACCTTATGGTAAAACAACAAGCTTTTCCAGGTCAGGAAATGATGTTCGCGGCGGGCATGTTAAGTGATGCACAAGAAGTTATCGGTGCTGACTTTAACGGTGCTAATGAAGGTTGGGTGTCACCTGAACAAGCTAACGAAGCTCGTCAGTTCATGAACTGTGCTAAAGCAATTATGTTCGATGTCATGGATCCATCGCGTCGTAAAGCAATGAAAGAGGCTGCTTAATCATGGGCTTAGATATGTTCGCGTATAGCCGCGCTAAAGATAAACAAGAAAAAACAGATCTTCAATACTGGAGAAAACATAACGCCCTTCATGGTCTTATTGAAGACATGTGGAACGATAAAGGCCAGATCATCCCTCAATGGATGCTTGATGAATTTCCAGATGAATTCACAGAAGATCGAGTGATAATGTTCAACGGTATCGAGATGGAACTTACGCCAGCTGACATCGACTACATTGAAGATGCTGTCATGGCTAATGAATTACCTGTGACTGAAGGATTCTTTTTTGGTGGAGACTCAAGGTTTGATGAGCATAACAAAGCTGGTGATCTTGAGTTTATTCAGAAAGCACGAGAAGCTTTCGCAAGAGGCGAAGAAGTATTTTATACTAGTTCGTGGTAAGCATGTACATTAATTAATTAATTTGGTATAATAACATTATGGAAAATCAAGATAAAATTAAATTAAACGTAAAAGGTCTTAAAAAGGGGTATATGTATTCTACTCCAGACCCTATCGACTACGATGAACTCGCAGAAGATGAACGTGAACTTTTAAATGCCATGGCCGATCCTCACTTTAACGGCCCTGGCTTTGACGAATAGACTCTACGCCACTTAATACATATATGCGGACTTATCCTAGGTCAGCTTCCGCGGGTCAGTGCGGATACGTGCGTGTAGAGTCTTTTTTAAAGTGCATTAGAGAGGTCAAACTAAGGGTACCTATATTTTACCTAGTGCACTTTAAAAAATAAACCTAATCATAGGTAGGTAGTCCTATGACTTGAGTGGACAGGATCCAAAAACGGAACGTAACGAGCCATTTCGACTAGCTGGTATGGCAAGATTCCACAATACCAGGCAGCAGGGGACTTAAAACGTCCCCGCCTTAATTTAAACTTGGAGATATTATGCAATTACTTGAAGCAGATAAAAAGAAAATCAAAGGCGCGCTTAGCGAGATCTCTGATTCTATGACACGCGTTGAGGCTGAGAAGGACTTTGTAAGAGAAGTACTTAAAAACCTTTTTGACGAGTTTAAGATCCCTAAGAAGACACTAGCAAAGTTAGCTAATACATATCATAAGCAAAACTTTAATGAAGAGGTAGCTTTAAATGATGAGTTTGAGACCATCTATCAAAACGTTACCAATCAAGAAGCAGAATAATTGTACATTATTAATTAATTATGGTATACTGCCAATATGAAAACTAAAAAACCTACCAAAGAATGGCAAGAAAAAGCTATCGCTAAAGGCAGAGGTGATGGTGCTCCTGTGGTAACACAAGACGAGTATCGTACATCTCTGATGAAAGCGTTAGGATACTATAACCTTAATATGGATAATAGCCAACGTGCTAAAGTTGCTCTTAATTATATTAAGAAAAATAATAAAACTTATTATGAAGCTTTAGTTAAAGCTCCTGACTATGAATTCTTATCTTTAGGATCTATCATCACTATCCTTAATAAAGGTGAGTACTTATCTGAAAAAGATAAAGACAGTATCGATACCAAATTTAATGAATTATATATTAAATATTCACAAGTCTTAATAGATGAATTGCAAGACGATCGTCCTAAGGCACCAGTTATCTCTATAGATCAACGCATGACTGATGCTGCACGAGCGGCATCTGAAGAGATTGATTATGCTATTGATAAGTTTATCCATTCTAAATCATGGGACTTCAATACAAAAGCCCATCTATTATCTAATAACGTATCAGGTATGGTTGCTAAACGCATTGGTGATTATTATAAGCTTAATCTCAATGAGATCGATGAAGCCATGGTTGGTACAGATGAACAACTTACTGAAGGTTATTCATTCCTTACTAAGACGGAACTTAAGAAGTTTCGAGCTGCAATCCAATCTATCGTAGATGATTGCGCTCAACATCAGGTTACTGTTAAGAAACCAAGAGCCGTTAAGACTAAACCGCCAGCTGTGATAGTTAAGAAACTTAAGTATATGTTTAAGCATGATCTGTTAAACCTTAAGTCTATTAATCCAGCAGACATCGTAGGATCTAAAGAATTATGGGTGTATAATATTAAATATCGTAAGCTTGTAGCGTATGTGGCAGATGACTCTGATGTGTTATCAGTTAAAGGCACTACCATCATTAACTACAGTGTAGCTAAGTCATGGTCATGGACTCTTAGGAATCCCGAGAAGTTCTTTAAAGACTTATCGATTGGAAAACGCAGTCTCAATACAACAGCAAAGGCTTTAACGACCAAGCCTACAGTACCAAACGGTCGGATTAATGAAGAAACAATTTTACTAGGAGCATTCTAATGGCAATCGTATTATTTGAAAATGCATTTGAAGGATTACCATCCAGCAAATTAGCTATCAATTCAGAAAAGGTTATATCAGTATTTCAAGTGTTAGATCCACTTGATAAGAAAAAGAAACGTTTATTCACGGCTATCTATGCAGGTGTAGACTTAACATGGACGGTTAAAGATCCTATCCATGAAGTATTAAATAAACTTAACAAATCAACATACGTGGAATATGAGGAATAATGATAATCCTTGACTACAGCCAAATAGCGCTGAGTAACATCTTACCTTTTCAGAACGACATCAAGCGCCAGTCGCCTGAGGAGATTAAGAACCTAATTAGGCATACCACACTATCCACCATTAAATCTTATAAGAAGAAGTATAAGGAGTATGGTGAGGTGGTCATCGCGTGTGATGGCCGCAACTATTGGCGTAAGTCTATATTCCCGCATTATAAAGCACATCGTAAAGCTAACAGAGATAAGTCTCCTCTTGATTGGGCATTCATCTTTGATACCCTTGGAGAGTTGAGAGACGATCTCATCAAAGAATTCCCATATAAAGTATTGCTTATTGATACTGCCGAGGCAGATGACATCATAGCAGTGCTAACAGAGTATACACAAGAAAACTTATTGATTCAAGAAGGACTATTCACTACCCCACAAAAGGTATTGATCGTCTCATCTGATAAGGACTTCATACAGCTACAACGCAACAAGAATGTGCGTCAGTGGTCACCTATGCAACGTAAGTTTGTAGAAGGATCTCAGAAGGACATACAAGAATATACGATCACTCATATCGTTAAGGGTGACAGTGGTGATGGCATCCCTAATATCTTATCTAAAGATGATGTGTTTGTGTCAGGTGACAGACAGAAACCATTTAGTGCTAAACGTTTACCTGAGTTCTTTGAGAAGGGTATTGAAGCATGTAAGAATGATGAAGAGAAACGTAACTATCAAAGAAACCAACAGTTAGTTAACTTTGACTTTATTCCAGAGGAACTAGCTAAAACTATTATAAGTAGCTATGAGAATATTAAACCTAACGGTGATAAAAATTCTGTAATGAACTATCTTATAAAAAACCAGTGTCGACTATTACTCGACGAAATAGAGGACTTTTAATATGGCAACAACATTTTTACCAGAGATACTTGAAGAGATCAATCAAGATCCAAAGTTATTATCAACTAAGTTTAGAGGTAACTCAGCCCTCAGGATCGTATTTGAATATGCGTTCTTACCTGAGAAGAAGTTTTTATTACCTGAAGCTGAACCTCCATACAGACCAGATGCAGCACCTATCGGCATGAGTCCAGCTATCCTCACACAAGAGCTTAGACGCTTCTATGTATTCCTTAGAAAAGACTTAAAGTCTATCAAGCGTGAAGCATTATTCATTTCACTATTGGAGTCTGTGCATCCTTCTGAGGCTAAACTCATCATAGCTATCAAGGATCAAAAGCTCCATAAGCTATATAAAAAGATAACACGTAAGGTTGTAGAGACAGCTGGGTTCATCGCACCCGAGCAGCCAGGAACATAGTTTTACATAAATAGATAGTAAGCTATAGATCCGGATACTCATGAGTCTGGGTGAGTTTTAAATTGTCTTTATAATCAATAAGTTATGTTAGCATGTACATTAATTAAAGGTTATGGTATACTGTATAGTATGATAAGACAAATATTACTTTATAAAACGGATAAGATCTCGGTCTATTGCACCCCTGCAGTAGAACGTATGTCTATACGTAGGCTTACAACGTTTGTCAAGCAATGTGTTGCTGCAGAAAAAACACTCATCAAAGATATCTGTAAAAAATATCCTAGAAAATCAAAGGACGTTAAGTATACATTCTTATTTAAAAATTATAAGACTGATGAAATGTTAGGTAGTTGCGATCAAGAATATGATGATGACATTATAATCGAGCTAAACGCAAAGAATACTGGTAGTTTATGCAAAACTATTGCACATGAATTGGTTCATGCCAGGCAATTTATCTCTGGTCAACTAAAGTATAACGTTAACATCCAATATTTAACGTATGACGATGATAAGCATAGATACATCTATAGAAGACAGCCATGGGAAATTGAAGCCTATGCGTTGCAGGATAAAGGTTCTTTAAAGATGAAGAAGTGGTTATTCAATAATCCAAATAAAAAAATCAAATTGGCTATATAAGCTATCTTAATATTATGAGGAAATGTGATGTTCTTTTTTAGAAAACCAAAAATAGTTGTTGATTGTTTTATTGATGATAATCAAATCGCTGAATTATATCCTATACAATTAGCTAATAGATTTATCCCTGACTGGTGGAAAAAATTACCAAATTCACTTAATCTTTTAAATGAAAATAACGTTGAAATCCCAGTAAGCACCATGAAATATTGCGTTGGATTTAATAACATGTATTCTACTGGCATGGTTATTCCGATGTGGACAGATTTTTTTGTTAGTAATTCATCTGATAGACAAGAATATCAATTTGCAGATAGAATCTCAGAA